GTGGGATGGAAGAGGGGCGGGGCGCGACCCCGCCTGCGCCCCGGGGATGTGGTCAGGCGGGCTCCGCCCCTCTTCCACGAATGTGTGCCGCCGATCAGGCAGGCAGCGCGCTGGCCTTCGCGATGTACTCGCGGGCGCAGTCGCCCTCGACCTTCGCGGACGGGTACGCGGCGATGGTCACCTCGTACCCCACAGCCTCGCCGTCCTTGTACACGGTGGAGCCGCGCTCGGTGATCTGGCCCTCGGGGATCACGATCCGCTTGACGAGGCCACCCGTGAGGAGCACCTCGAACACGAACACGCGTCGGGGCAGAATCTTGGAGTTGTGACGCACGTTGATCGGCTTGTCCGCGCCGCCCTGCTGCGTCACGTTCTCCTGCCCGAACACCTCACGCAGGACGTCAGGATCGAGCGCCTGCAGGAGCTTCGTCTTGAACGTCTCCTTGTACCCGGTCTGCTGCGTGAGGACGACGTCGCCACCAAACGCCTTCATGTCGCTGGACTCGGTCTCGATGGGATTCTCGAAGCCATCCTCCGAGAGGTAGCCCAGCTTCACGAACGCAGTGTTGAGCGCGGTCGTCGCGTCAGCGGGGATCGGGGTGCCCAGCGGAGCTGCGAAAAACGCTCCGCCCTTCTGCGGCTTAGCCGCAGTAACAAGCGCAGAATTATGATCTGCCATATGAATCTCCTGTCAAGAGTAAAAATCAAGTGAGCGCCAGGGAGGCGCTCACCGTCAGTTGAAAACGAGGAACCCGGGCATCTGGGTCCGGGAAGGCGTACACCGAACGAACGTCGGAGTACGCGACGATTGCGTCGCGCTGCCAGTCCAGGACCGCGACGGCGACCTCATCAGCAAGCGCCGAGGCCTCAGCCTCCGTCGCAGCCCAGGCTTGGACTGCGAAGATCGGGGAATCCCACAGGTGCGTGCGCTGCCCGCCCGTGCGCTCGACCGTAATGAACCGCTGAGGGCGTCGCTCCGGCACGCGGTTCGAGACCGCCGTGCCCGGGAACGTCCTCTTCAAGTACGCGATGAGCTCGGCTGTCGACGACCTCATACGCGCCCCGCATTCAGCGCCTTAAGCAGCGTGTTATGCCTTGCGTTGTCGCGGCGAGCCTTGAACGTCGCAGTCTTGACGATGCCGTGCGGCCTCGTCTTGCCCTGCTGCACAGACGGCTCAAAGCCCGTGCCCGCCGCCCCCGCGATCCGCTCTGCAGCAGACTCAATCATCGGCGTTGTCAGCGCGCGCAACGCAGCATTGTCGATCACGATCTTCACCCGGTCACCCCTCCACCAGCCGTGCTGACACAGGCCGATTCCACACACCAGGCGTCGACTCCTTGGAATATGGCTGCGGGTCGCCGATCACTTCCCACCACGCCCCGCTCCACCCGATCAGACAGCCTTTCAAGCTCCCGATATAGGTCTTAGGGAAATGGAAAGTCATGACCGTCGCGTCACCGTCTGGTCGCTCCGCCCCCAAATCCTGCGACGAGGACGGAGCCACCAGCACATTACTCACCGTCTGCACCCTGCCGTATTCGGCCCGCTCATTGCCGAACTCGTCGACGGAGCCCGACTGCCTGACCCGCAGGGCGATACGTTCTCCGAAGATCATGACCGCACCCCAATCGTCCGCACCGACGCGAATCGAGTCAGACGAATCCCGAGCCGACGCCGATGAACCCGCGTGAAGCTCATCGACCCCACCGGCGCGCTAAACGTCGACGACTGACTGTACGGCCCGCCCGTGACCGTCGACTGCGTCGCACCATATGCGAAGCCATCCGCCTGCTGACGGATCGCATACCGCACCATGTCACAGACGACGTCCTCATACGAGTCACGCCGGATCGACCCGTCCGCGAGCGCGGCGGCGAGGTCGATCCCGTCTGCGGCGAGCTCGTCGCGGACAATACGTGCAGCTCGGGGGAGGGCCGCTTCAACGGTCTGCTGGCCGACTTGGGATTCCTCGGAGGGGCCGTAGCGGATGCGGAAGGCTGTCATCTTGACTTCGAGCGGGTCGGCTGCTGGTGCCATGCTCAGCCTCCTAGCTGCTAGTTGGTGGGCGCGTCCTCCGCGTCAGCGGGCGCCTCGGGTGCCGGTTCGGGCTGCGGGTCGCCGTCCGCGCCGGTGATGCCGAAGTCGTCGCCGAGGACGTCGAGGATGATCTCGGCGTCAGCGGCCGGGACGGTCGCGAGGCCGTCCTCGAACTGGACGTGCGGGCTGGTGATGAGCAGGGTCGGGATCGCGTCACAGCGGAGCGTTACCATGTCGATCTTCTTCTTTGCCATGCTGATCATCCTGCCGCCACAGTCAGGACGCCGTGCGCCTTTTCGGCGCCGTACTTGAGGCCGATCTCGCCATACAGCTGGACCTTCTCGGATGCGCCGGTCTTGGCGAGCGGCTCGGCGAAGAAGTGCCCCTTGCCGGGCACCTCGAGGAACGCGGGTGCGAGCTGTTCGAGGGAGACGACCGCGAGCTTGGTTGCCGGCATGTAGCGATTGAGCATGATGTTGAAAGCCCCGAAGTCGGTCTCCAGCATCTTGAGGTTGACGCCGCCGACGTTGCGGTCTTCCTGCTTGAAGCCGTCCTTGACGAACAGGCGCGTGAGCGCGCGCTTGAGCGTCGAGTTGACGATGATCGTGCGGGTCTCGGTCTCCTGGACGCCGCCGCCGTCCCAGACCTTCTGGATCAGGTCGAGGACGTCGTCTGCGGTCAGCTCGCTGGCCTTGTGTGTGGTCGTCGCGACGTTGGTCGTGATGGCCTGCAGCAGGCCGCGCGTCTTGCGCGGCTGCGCGTTCGTGGTCGGCTTGGCGAAGGTGCCAGTGATGAACGTCTTTTCGACGTCGCGGGCGATCTGCTTGATCTGCGCCTGCAGCTGCTCGGCGATCTCGTCGGCGGGCAGCGTGGTCGAGCCAAGCTGCACGGCGGTGCCGGTCGGGCCGTACTGGCGGCGCGCGCCCATCTTCGTGTACGACACGGAGACGGCTTCCTGGTGGATTTCGAGGACGTTCTCGACGTTGGTGCGGGTGCGGGTCTCGAACGCGGTAGCGTCCGCGCCCTCGACGCGCTGCCGGTTGTCGGCGGCGTCGCGCAGGTCAGTGACCTGCCAGCCGAAGGTTGTCGACTCGACGGACTCGCCGCCAGTCAGACCGCCAATCGAGGACAGCAGCGGCGTGTCCTCCGGCGAAGCAGAGTAAAGCTCGCCGACGTAGTTCGGGCAATTGTATGTGGTTGCCATTTCATTAATGCCAGCCATGTGTAACTCCTGTCAAGAGAAGGGGAATGAATGTCAGTTGGTGTTGTCGGTGGTCAGGCTCGCGAGCTTGACCGCCTTGAGGCGCGCCGACAGCTTGAAGTCGCCAGCGCTCTGCGCCGCCACGATCTGCTCATCAAGAGACAGAGACGCCGGACGAGGCGGGAAAACACCAGCACCCGAATCCGCGAGCGCGGGCACGGCCGGGGTGGCCGTGGTGCCTCGCCAGTCTGCGAGTCGCTGCGCGATCTGCTTAATCTCGTCCTCTGTGTCGCCGTGGATGAGGTCGGCGGGGACGCCGTACTCGGAGGCGGCGGCGGCGATCAGCTTTGCTCGGTGCGCCTGCGCTTCGAGGGCTGCGACCTGAGAGCGCAGTTCCTCGATGGTGGTGTCCTTTCCGTTGATCGCTTCCGTGAGCGCTTCGAGCTGCTTGTGGTCAGCCTTCGCGCGGCGCTCCCACGTGCGGGCGTGGGCCTTCCAGTCCTCGGCCGCGTCGTCCTGCTTGGCCTCCTGCGAGGTCTCTGCGGTGTCGGCGGGCGCGGTGTCCTGGACGGCCGCATCAGCGGCGGCGGGGGAGGTTTCGGTCGGTGCCTGCGCGCCGTCCGTGGCCTCCTGATCGGTGGTGTTTTCCATTGGTTTACCTTCCTTTGCGGAGAGCGTGGTTCCCGACGCCTTTGCGGAATCGGGCATAACAAAACCCCGCACCGCGTTCGGTACGGGGGAGATTGGTGATGGTGTTGGGTTAAGCTGCTGGGTCCTCTGTGGTGGAGATGCCCTCGCGTAGTTCTGCGAGTTCTTCATCAAAGAACCCCGCTGCTTTCTCGTTGATCGCTGCGAGCCGCTCAATCCATGTGGCCGTGACGGCTCCGTATTTGACGAGCGATGAGACTGCGCCGTCGACGTCGGGGCCGTCGCATTCAAGCATCATGCGCAGAAAATCCACCTCGGTACGGGCACCCAGTGCGTCAAGCTCTGTGATAGCGTCACGTACAAACTGCTCTACGGCGTTAACCTCCATATGCGCATTATAGACGCTTTCCAAGTGGAGTGATAGTTTTTATGCGACGTCCCTTCGCATCATTTCTATATGCGACGCGAATCTCTACCCCATTGACTTGACCAGTGGCAGACGCGAGGTCGACGTCCTCTAGGACGCCCTTCTCTCGCAGCAATTGAGCGCCCGCCTGCACGATGTCGTCGGCAGTCCAATCCGGCGGAAATTCGGTTCTCCCGAATCTCCACCCATAGCCCGCCAGGTGTCCTCCTGAGCCTTCGAACCCATAAAGGGTGTGACGCCACTCCCTCGCACGAAGCGGGGGAAATTCCTCTGGCCACGACTTTGGCGCTTGTGTCATCTCCCGAGGCGGGATTCTGTGCGCGGATCCCGGTGTGAACCCACGCTCCCGACGAACCGTGCGGGCACTGACCCGGTCCTGGTCGATCACATGACGTTGAAGAGTGCCGTCGTTGGAGACCCGTTTTGGAGTGCGCCCGTCTGTGAGCTGGTCGGGGAACAGCTCGCGCATACGCGCGGTGATCCTCTTGATGTCGTCTGTGCGCGTGCCTTCATCAGCGAGGTCATCGACCGCCTGCTGGTACATTCGTTCGTACTGTGTGTGATCGTATCCCCGGACGCGCGGATGAGCGTCCCACGAGGGGACGATCTGGCAGTCGCACTTGAAGTGTGAGCGCTTGAACTGCGCGGTTTCCTCGCTCTTATAGACGAAACCCCGAGAGGCCCAGAGCATGCACCAGGCGCACGTCTCCGCTCCGGTCGGCACTCGAGCGTATCGGGGCTTGTTCGGATCACGCTCGGCCGCGTGCTGCGTGGTCGCGCGGCCGGCGTCAGAGATCAGCTTGCGGGCGCCGTCAGTGAGCCTCGCGAGCACTCTCGCTCGTCCTGTACCCTCGCGCAGATCCCGGATCGCCGCCCCGACGATCTTCGCCGCTTCGTTCTCATCGACGAGACCGGCCGGCATCACGGGGGAGTACGCCTTCGCGACGCCCTCGGCCTCGCGCTGCTTCTCGTACCACTCGAGCGCCGCCGACGACGCGACCTCAGCTGATTCCTCAACGAGGCGCGGATACAGCTGATACAGAGCGTCCTCAAGCGTCCCGAGATCATCGATAGGCAGGCGCTTCCACAGCGCCCGCATCCGGCGCTCAGCAACATCGCCCGCGCGGTTCTGCGTCCGCGCGAGCTGCTGCACGTCGTGGATATGCACGCCGCCTCCTCACGATCTCTGCTTCTCTTCGGTCGCAGCAGGCGCGTCTGCGGCATCGGCATCAGCCGCGGACAGTCGATCAAGGAGACCGGACGCTTCCGCGCGGCGCTTGTCCGACATCAGGCGCGCGATCTGCGAGCCCGAATAACCGAGCTCTTCGAGGACGACCGGGGACTCAGCAAGCCACGGCAAGGCGCTGATTTGCTTCACGATCGCGTCAGACTGGGAGACAATCGACGGGTGCGCGGGGTCGCCCCAGCGCGTCGCCAGAGACCGCAGCTCCGGCGTCATCTCATCAAGCCCGTCCCTCATCATCACCGCGTGCGCATACACGCGAGTCAGGGCCGCGTCGAACACGCGCTGCGCGTTCTTTGCCTTGATGACTAGCTCTTCCTTCGCCGCATACAGAGCCTCCGCCGAGGACGGATTGTCCTGAATGACGCCGAGCGACGAGACCGGCAGCGACGACACGCCCGACAGCTCGGTCGCGAGCGCACGCATCTGCTCCGTGAACGGCTGTGAGGACTGCTGGGGGAGTACCGTGACCTTCGGCCCGTCCGGCTCTTCACCGGACGAGATCGTCTTGATTGTGCCGAGCTTCCAGTCCCAGGACCGCAGATCACTGATCAAATCAGGGTCAACGCCCGACAGTAGGATGCCCGGTGCTGTGAAAAGCTCCGTCGCTAGCTCTTCACGCAGCACTGTGCGCATCGCGCGCTGGGTGATGCTCATGACGTCGCGGGAGATGCGCGAGCGCCCGAGCGGACGGTCGAGCGAGGGCTCGAAGGGCATTGCCTCCATCATGGGCGCGCCCAAGCCGTGCAGCTCGGCGTGGACGATCCGCCAGGCCGATGCTGCATTCAGCTCGACGACATACGTCGAGTCGACCGTGTACAGGGTGAAGCGGATCGGCCTGCCGGCGTCGTCGATGTCATCGATAGTCAGCCCGTAGGACAGGCGACGTCGCACGCGGTCCCAGAGACCAGCGGCCCAGTCCGCTGAGTGGCCCTGAATGATGACAGGCGGCTCTCCTGCGGTCTCGACGCCTTTGCGCAGCGTCAGGAAAGCGACCGAGTGCGTGAGAGATGAGGGGATGGTCTGCGCGATTTCCAGCTCGAAGCCGGTCGCCGCGAGCAGGTCATCGATCTCGAAGGGATTATCGCTGCCCGTCGATGAGGTGACTCCGTCCCAGATCAACAGGTCCGACAGGCCGAAAACGACCTTGCGGGGCCATCCGATGACCGCACCGAGCTGGTCGACCATCTCGTCAGGGACGGAGATGTCGAGGTTGTCGGGGCGGACGACGCCGTCGAGGTACGCCTGCCGAAGCCGGTTTCTGGGCTGCTTGGTTCGCCAGAGCTCGACGAGCTGCGCGAGCGCCGTCTGCTCTGCGGGTGTCAGTCCCGGTACGGCCGGAGCCGAGAACAGCACCGGGGTCGCGAGCATGAACTTTTTGGCGCTCACAGGGCCCTCGCTTTCTTGCCCGGCCGGCGCCGGGTCGTCTTAGCCGCCAGAACAGCCGCGCTCACGGCTTCCAGCGGAGTCTCATCACCGTCAGGTATTGAAGCTTCCCATCCCCACGCGCCGTCGCGGGCGCGAATCTTCCTATCGCACACGGCCACCGCCGTGTTAAGCGCGTCCTCCGGGTCACCGGCCGGGTGCGTGATGCGCCCGTCGCGCAGGCCCTCGAAGAACAGCGAGCACGACTCCAGGTACTCCCTGGTCGTCATGATGTGCACGATCCGAGCGGGCACGCCGCGGACCTGCAGAGCGTCCGCGAGCGCCGACGCGCCGGAGCCGCCGACGAGGTTGATTTGCGCGGTTCGGTCTTTGCGGGCGGCGAGCCAGTCGGCGCCGGGCCCCACGCCGGCGCCCGCCCGTGCCGTGGACGTGGCGGTTGCG